CAAGTGAGGGCGGAGAGTTTAACGAAATCTTGAAGAAGATTTTCTTTCAGGGCAAGCCCCTCAATGAAGAAAACATTTTCCATATGAAGCGTGAATTAGGCGATATCATGTGGTATTGGGTAAACGCTTGTAACGCACTTGGTCTAGACCCCAATGATGTTATTGCTGAAAACGTTAGCAAGCTAGAAGCACGTTATCCAGGCGGCAAGTTTGATGCACACTACAGCGAGAACCGTAAACAGGGTGACTTGTGAGCAATAAGCTTGAAGCATCTATTTTAAAACTTATCGCTGAACAGTTTGGTTTAGGCAAAGTACATCCTAAAGATCGTCTCATTGAGGATTTAAAGGGTGATGCTTTAGACGCAATTGAACTTGTAATGCGACTAGAAGAAGAATTTAATGTCCGAATACCTGATGAAAAGGTAGACGATATCATCACCGTACAGGATGCTATTGATTGCGTTACTAAAAGTAATCAACTAGTTTAAGCATGGTCATGTTCGTTTCCTGATAAATAAAGTATAACAGGAAACGAACATGGCAGCAGACCTTTTAGCGACACCAAATAATCAAGACTTAATTGAGTATAAGCAAGGGCTCTTTGAGAACCTTCGTCTACGTATGGGCGGTGACATTGTTGATCTAGAACTAGATCCACAACACTACGAAGCGGCGTACAACTACGCTATCAAGCTTTACCGTCAAAGAGCGCAAAACGCTAACATCGAATCCTACACTCTTTTCACCGTACAGAAGAACGTATACGAATATACACTTCCCCAAGAATTCATTAACGTAAGATCATTATTTAGGCGTACTGTAGGGCTTGAAACAGGCCCTAGCTCGACCGCATTCGATCCATTCTCAAGTGCTATTCTGAATACCTATCTACTAAACTACAACTACACCGGCGGTATGGCAACATACGACTTCTATGCTGGCTATGTAGAGCTAGCAGCAAGAATGTTCGGCGGATATCTCACCTATACCTTTAACCCGGTTAGTAAGTTGCTAAAGGTCACTAGAGACTTCAAAGGAACCGGCGAACGCATACTTATTTGGGCAGATGTGCAGCGTCCTGAACTTGAACTACTGCAGGATCCAGGTGCCGGCGTTTGGATTGGCGACTTCATACTTGCTGTTCTTAAAGGCATCATCGGTGAAGCTCGTGAGAAGTTTCAATCAATTGCAGGCCCAGGTGGTGGTACATCATTGAATGGTGCTGCTATGAAGGCTGAATCCAAAGCAGACCAAGAGCGTTTGATTATGGAATTGAAAGCCTACGTAGATTATTCGCAGCCTCTAACATGGGTGCAAGGTTAAGGCTTGACAAGACCCTCTTCCTGTGTTATATTACAATAATGATTATAGGAATAACAGGACTCATCGGTAGCGGCAAAGATACAGCCGCTGACTATCTTTGCACATTTCACGGCTTCAAGCGTATGAGCTTTGCTGGTACGCTAAAGGATGCTGTTGCAGTCATCTTTAACTGGGACCGTGAACTTTTAGAAGGTTCAACTAAGGCTAGCCGTGAATGGCGAGAAGAAGTTGATACTTGGTGGGCAGAACGATTGGGCATCCCTAATCTGACTCCCCGTTGGGTATTACAGCAATGGGGAACAGATGTTGCCCGCAAAAGTTTTCATAATGACATTTGGGTGGCAAGCGTAGAGAATCGTTTGCAGGGCATCAAGGATGATATCGTAATCACTGACTGTCGGTTCGGCAATGAAGTAGCCGCTATCAAGAATGCAGGCGGCATTACCCTTAGGACTCATCGCGGTGAGGACCCTGACTGGCTTGTAATAGCAGAATTGCATAATGAAGCGGATAATGACAAAGATAAAACATATCTTAAAGACCTGCTAGAACAGAATCATAATGTTCATGCTAGCGAATATAGCAGTGTTGGGCTAGACTACGACTATCACATTGACAATAACGGAATGATTGACCATCTGCACAAGCAAATGGAATCAATAATCAACCGTTAAGTCACCGCGTTTCCAAGTCACTTCCTTCTTCTTAACTACCTCGACGCAGTTTAAACATATGGTTCTTAGATTGTTGAACGCTACATTGGTTAAGTTGCCGTCAATATGAAAGACAGTCATCTGACTAGGATATAAACTCTTGAAGCCGCACAAGTCACAGTGCGGCTTCTTTTTGTATCCAGCCTTCTCCCAGCTAGGAACAATGGGTTTCTTTTTAGCCTTCTTTTTTCCGCAGTTATCACAAATGCGTCGGTAATAGGTTTTACCATTACGGATATAGTTTATAGCGCAATAGCTTTTATTGCATTCCTTACAGATTGGTCGTTGTAGAGGCATCAACTATTTAGTTGATTTTTACCTTTAAAGGTCCCCCTATACCAGCTTTTTTAATTTATTTTATAAATATAGTTACAAGCCCAGAAAAGTGTATTCTGGGTTTAGGTGGTAAACCTCAGAATCATACAAAGGAAAAAAGAATATGGCACTAGTATCTCCAGGCGTAGAAGTTACAGTAATCGATGAGTCTCAGTATCTTCCAGCCCCAACCAACACAATACCTCTTATTGTGCTTGCGACCGCTCAAAACAAAGCTGATCCTACTGGAACAGCAGTAGCAGTCGGCACAACAGCCGCTAACGCCGGCAAGCTCTATCAGGTTACTAGCCAGCGTGATCTAGTCACTCTTTATGGTAATCCATTCTTCTACGAAACTTCAAACGGCACACCGATTCAGGGTTACGAACTCAATGAATACGGTCTACTTGCTGCTTACTCTGCACTAGGTATTACTAATCGTGTATTCACCATGAGAGCAGACATTGATCTTGCAAGTCTTGTAGGTCAAACAGGACGTCCAACTGGTAATCCAGACAACGGCGCTTACTGGCTTGATACTACAACTTCAACTTGGGGTATCTATGAATTCGATTCAACAACTGGTCAGTTTGTATTACAATCTCCAATCGTAATCAGTTCTGCTGATCAAGTTACCGGTCATGTTCCTATTCCTAGCGTAGGACAAATAGGTGATTATGCAGTTGTTGCAATTCCTACATACGATTATCCAAGTGCATCTACTGCGGGAATGTTCTTCTATAAGACACCTAGTAATGAATGGGTACGTATTGGATCGGCAGACTGGGCTAGTTCTTGGCCAACAATTCAAGCTTCAGAGGCTGACCCGACATTGACTCCAGGTGATGTATTGACTCTTAACGTCAACGACCAATATGAATTAGAAGTGACTGTTCAATCTGCTCCAAACAATACAGTAAGCGTTATGGCAGCAGCTATCAATGCATTTGATTATCCATTAATCTCAGCAGAGGTTATCGGTGGCAAGCTTGTTATCTATTCAGCACAGTTTAATCAACAGTATAGTAATGAGGTCCCGTTTATTGAACCATCAGGTACTGGAACAATTTTAGCTGATTTGGGAATTAGTGCAGATCCTTATTACGAAACAAGTCTGTTTTTAGGCGTAGCTTCTCAGCAGCCACTATGGCAAGCTGGACAAACTTACCCTCGTCCATCAGGCTCAGTATGGATCAAGATTGGTGCTGCAGGCAATGGATTAGACTCTGCAATATCAGAGTGGAGCTCTACTATTTCTTCTTGGGTTCCTAAGACAGTAAGCTATAGTCGTTCAGATTGGCTAGCAATTGCTGGGTCAGATGCCGGCGGCGGGAAAAATATTCCGGCAGGAACTATTTACGGACAGTACTACTTCAATAGCGGCGGGGCCGTTTACAACGGCGTAGTCCCTAATTCTTACATTGAAGCGCCGATCTATTATTGGGAAAGAATTGCAACTGGTCCAACTGTTATTACTGGTTCGGTGTTGAATCCAACATTCCCTAACGGACCATACACTGTTTCAGTGAATACTACTATTCCAGGAACATCAGCACTGTCCTCAACTTACACAGTGACCATTCCAGACAATGCTACTACAACTGATGTTGTTACTGCTTGGTCTGCTGCCGGAATTCCCTTCACTACTTGTACTGTTACGGATTCCGGCGCATTGCAACTTACTCACACTGAAGGCGGTTGCATTATTCTAGAAGACATTAGTAGTGCTGGCGTCAGTAACGGTTGGATTCAAGAAGCAGGCTTCATCATTGGAACTACAACCGGTGTTAAAGAAGGACCATTCGTAGTTACTTCTTATCAACCAACACAAACCTCACGTACAGGTGTAGGTACTGGTCTACAGATTAACGTACAAAACTACTATCAAACTTACTTGATTAATCCAACTTCGTTTGCTAATGACGGAAGTGGATATGCAGTAGGCGACGAAATCACTTTTAGCGGTACTCAAATGGGCGGAACTTCTCCTGCTAACGACTTGATTTGTGTTGTCAATGCAGTCAGTAGCGGTAACGTAACAGAACTCGTTTATAAGAGTGGTACTGGCTCACTTGAGTATTCTACTTGTTTGTCAAACTGGGTAGAATTCTCAATGACAGCTAACGAAGGTGCTCCGGTCGAGGCTCCAGTCAACAACACTAATTGGTTCTTCTCAGTAATCGATGAAGTTGACATCATGGTTAGAGCTGGATCTGGTTGGCTTGCATATAAAAACATCAACTATGACTCAAATGGTTTCCCAACCCCAACTGGAACAAACGCAACTGATCCTAACGGACCAATTGTAAGCGCAAGTGAGCCAACAACTCAAAGTGATGGGACGGTTCTCGTATACGGTGACATTTGGATCGACACAAGTGATCTCGAAAACTATCCAATCATCAGTCGCTGGCAGTCAGTAGAAAATGTTGACAGATGGGTTCTTATCGATAACACTGATCAGACAAGTTCTACCGGAGTAGTATTCGCTGATGCTCGTTGGGCAACTAACGGAACTACTAACCCAGCAAACGACCCGATTCCATCAATCCAGTCATTATTGACTAGTAACTATCTTGATTTGGATGCTCCGGAACCTACAGCATATCCGGTAGGTATGCTACTGTTTAACACTCGTCGTTCAGGTTATAACGTTAAGCAATATCGTGTTAACTACTTCAATGGCGAGAGTTTCCCTGACCAAACTCTACCAACTGAGAAGGATGCATGGGTAACGGCAAGTGGCCTACAGTCTAATGGTGCTCCGTATATGGGTCGTAAGGCGCAGCGTAACATGGTAGTTCAGGCACTACGTTCAGCAGTTGACACTAATACTGCGATTCGTGATGAAGATAATACATTCAACCTCATCGCTTGCCCTAACTACCCTGAACTTCAGCCTAACATGATTGTGTTGAACGCTGATCGCGGTGAAACAGGATTCATTATCGGTGATACTCCAATGAGACTTCCAGATGATGCAACAGCAATTCAAGCATGGGCAACTAATGCTGCTGGCGCAACATCGACTGGAGAAGAAGGGCTAGTATCTCGCAGTACTTATATGGGTCTATTCTACCCAAGCGGTATTGCACCGGACTTGGATGGCAACTTAGTTGCAGTTCCTTCATCACACATGATGATTAGAACGATTCTTCGTAATGACAATGTTGCTTATCCTTGGTTTGCACCAGCTGGTACTCGTCGTGGTATCATCGATAACGCAACTAATATTGGTTACGTAGATGCAACTACTGGTGAATTCCAAGTAATTAAGACTAGAATCGGTATTCGTGACGTATTGTACGTGAATCAGATAAACCCAATGGTCTTCTTCACTGGAAACGGATTGCTTAACTACGGTAACAAGTCAAGCTTTGCATCAAATTCTGCACTTGACAGAATTAACGTTGCAAGACTTATTGCTTATATCCGTAGACAGCTAA